TATACCAAGCAGGAAATAAATAAGATGCAAATTCAGATTTAGTATGTCTAGGAGGCATATTAATTATGAGCCTCTTTGCATCACCATCAGCTATTTCATGAAATGCTTCTGCAATAACCTGGTGATGGCCTTTACCTAATTTTTTAGTATCTTTTCTATAAATAAAATCTTGCCAAACATTTTCAGCGAATATCAAAAAATTATCTTGGCATAATTTAATATATTCTAATTGTTTTTTAAGAATTATATCTTTTAGTTCTTCTTCAGTTAAATGCTCAGTATTCATAAAATTTTATATACCCCCAGGGGCTAGGGGACCCATATAAAACAAAGGGTCCTTTTTTACAATAGACTAATAAAAAAACACTTTCAACTATTTCATACCGTTTGGGACCCTAGTGTTTCTATGTATTATGCTTTGTAAACCTCTTTGTCAAAAAAACACGCTGGTTTTAACGCGAATTCTTGAAACGCGTTTGGGTTTTTATGGTCGTGGAAAGTATGAGCCTTCTGGGGTGTGGTGTGTGACGCGTGTTACACACGCGTCACATTAAGATTACTTGGTAAGTATATTTACTAATGATTGGAATTTAGTCAGTATGTTTTGTCTAAACTCATCAACACATCTGTTGCCTTGATTTTCTAAGATATGCTTTTCAACTTCACTCTCCAACATCTTATACATAACTTCATAGTTAAGTTTAGTTTCAGTCTTGTTATCAACTGTTGTGGTGTTGGATAGTTCAGTACCTCTAACTCTATTAGCAAGGGTTTGGGCAATAGTGATAAGATTACTCATTCTCACCCCCTACTGCTTTAAACTCATTGTACTCAATCTCAGTACAATACTTGTAATATAGATCGTTATGTTGTTCTCTAAATAGTTTGCTCTCAAACTTAGATCGTTTTCTTTTGATCTTTTGCAAACCATAGCTAACACCATTCTCATCTTGTCCGATTAACAAGTTGGCTTTTGTTCTTGTGAAAGTATCATCAACATTCTGCATTAATGTTTCGATCTCTTTCATTGTTCGTCTAACTTGCATTTTCAATTTAGCAACTGCAACAACTGTTTTCAGTTCTATTGCTTTTGCTTTTTTTACTGCATTTGTCATTTTTACCTCTTTGTTAAGTTATGCAATCTTATGATTGCAACATCTGTATATATCTCATTAAATCTTATTGCAACAAAATATTTACATCAATTTAACTTTTTTTTATCTCTCTTTTTAAAATCACTTAACCAATTAACCTCTTTATCTTTTGTAATTGTAATGTTTGGCTCAACTTGTACTTGTAAATGATTTCCAAACATCTCTCGCAACTGCCTGACAAACTCCTGCTGTAGCTCATTAGCTGTTTTATTATCTGAGCTAGAACGAGACGAGGAACGAGGCGAGGCGACATCTGTCGCCTCGTTCTTAATTTTCTTTACCACGAACAATCGTAGGCTATCTTCCTACCCTCTTTAAGTTGTTTCTTACACCACTCAATGAAGTCTCTATCTTGTGCCTTGTACTCTTGCACAGCTTCATCTTGCCATTGTTGTCCCCAGAAGAAACCATCATTAGCTTTACAATCTTCATAGCCTTTCTGGTATTGTTCCTCTAGTCTCTTGACCACATCTTCAGTAATCTCAACTCCACCTTGACCACCATTGAAACCTAGTGATTGTATCATTGAGTTATGTTCGGCATTTGGTTTTTGTCTATCGAATTCATACGCGAAGAACTGTTGTAGCTTTGCGTGTTTTCTCCAATAGAACTCATCGTGAACTTCGCCATTACTATCACGAAGTCCTGCGTATTGGTCTAGTCCCATATCTTTTCTCCTATTGTTATTGGGTTAAACATTTACCTCTTATCAAATCCCATTAACCCTTGCAACAATTATTTTAATTATCTTTTAGAATTATTCTAAACTAGAAAAAGGTAAGCCATTGTGCTTCCAACCCCCGTGTACCATGCACTATTTGTTTCTTTTTCCACCCACGTATCGTTCTTCAAACGAGGCGAGAGAATTTGCTTCGGTACCCAGATGTACGCTGCGATCCAGCAGCTCCTGCTGATGCTGGTCCCCGTGAAGGTATGTTTGTTTCTCAAACGAGAACGAGGAACCGAGTGCTGAAACGAGAGAAATTGCAATCAGGAAAATGATCCAGCCAGTCACCCTTGGGAAGAGTAACCAGCCGAATAGGACTAGACTAATGAAACCGAAAATCATTCCTGCAGCTCCTGAGCGCGAACTTCTACAGCCCACCATACTAAATCATTTATCAATTGGGTCAGCGAGCCGGGATCCTTGGAAAGGTGTTGCAGAAACTCTCCCTTCTTCAGGCCATGCTGGTCAGCGTGCTCTGCTAGCATATCCCAGATCTCATTCTCATGACGAGTGTGAAAGGCAGAGGTTTCATCGTAGTAGATGATGCCGGCAACGCCTCCGCTGCATCCGTGCTTGGCAATGTCTGATACAAGTCCTAGCTCCTGCTCTTCATATGCGCGCAGGCATTCGGTGATCGTTTTGTGTTCTACCCAACTAGTCGACATCTTGCACCTCCTCTAGGTCATCCTCATCGATTCCCTCGCAGAACGAAGAATGATCCCCGGTGTACTCGTAGATTTTGCCATCGATAGACTCACCGTTTTCATCTACCTTTTGAAAAGTCAAAGAGTGAACTTGTAAACCGTAAAATTTTTTTACCATGATATCACTCCTGTCCAGGTTAAAGTTAAAAACGCCACCATCATAAAGGTGGCTTCAGGCATATATTTTTTCATTTGCTCTCCTTTGTTGCGTGGCCACCGAAGTTTACACCGTTAGGTTACCCTCTGACATGGCCACAAGTACCTTTTTACAGAATTAAGCTTGACTCCTAGAATTCATTGAGTCAGTGCGGGATTGCTGTATCACCCTGCGGGATGGCTAAGTCTTTTCAGTGCACTTCCCCGTCCGCAGACCTTACATAAGACATGATGGGATAAATGTCAATAGCTTTTTTTTATTTTTTTTAATTTTTCTTCGAAATGAATTTTTCTACATTCGGGTAGCTCGGCTACGGCTTCCGTCACCAGCGCCTGAAGGGATTGGTTACGCTGGATTAGCTCATCTAGTTTCTTGTTGTATGCCCGAGATTTGTTTTCTGATCTAACGAGGTCGAGAGCTTCGAAGTCTACTGCCATGTGTTTCTCTTTTTCCTATCACCACCATTACTCATTCGGTGTCCTTTGTCAAATAGAATTTCCACCAGCATCCTGATCCATGTGAAACCTTCCCTGCGGGTGACATGCAATTTACTTGATTCCCGAGAACGAGAACGAGATACCTGCCACCGAGAACGAGCTCTACGCTGCTGGTCCCGTCACCAGGCTACGCTAACAAAGAGGTAAAATGTAACGTAGCCAGGAAACGAGAACGAGCTTACGCTGGAGCATCCTGCGATCCCAGCTCCCTGAGGAGAGCTTCCTGCAGAGCTATCCACTGTCCGTTGCCCGAGAACGAGGAACGAGGAATAAGTGACCGAGGATCAGTGAAAACGGATACTGGTCTGTACAGTTTAAGGCATCTCTGCGAGAGGGTCTTTGCCAAGTTCTCGTGGAGTATAAAAACAATACCACCCGCTTTGATATATCTATTTATCCATACGATTTGCCACTTATTTAGTTTAGGATATTTACCATAATCTGATTTTAATTCTATCCAAAAAACACCAGATTTATGTACGCCATGAATATCAGGAATTCCGTTAATTGTGCTAGATTCTATGCGAGTTAAAAAGAATTGAGTTAAGTTCTTTTTAAGCTTTTGCCACAACAAACTTTCGTTGTTTTTATCACTCATTTATTAACCTAACTTTTTAATTTCTTTGATAACTGAGTTAGGTATTATTGTAGTGTTGCCAATCGTTTCAATATCCTTACCATTCTCTGCAAATGAATAATCTCCAAATAGTCTAGTCACTCCTTTCGACTGACTCAGCAGATGACCTTTGGTGATGCAGGTAGCAAGATTAGATTTCTTTAGAGCTTCAAAGCTTGTCCAGGAGCTATCCGAGACAATATCAAACCATTCTACTGACACCATAGGATATTTGTCTATTTCAGATTTAGGTTTTTTAGGAGCTGTAATTTTTTTTCTATTCATCAATCTCAACCTTGATCTTAC